TTATCAAATCTTTAGCTTTTTTAGGTCCTACAAGACTTCCAAGCGTCTTTACCCAAGCATTAAGATTAAAAGCCTTTTGAGTAATACGCGTGCTACTTCTCTGCCTGGGTGCGCCGGACTCTTCAGTAGTACTTGAAGCTCCTTTCGGATTCGGGAGTTCCGCCATCTTAAGGCTGACTGAGTAAGGATTACCCACTAATAAGGACTTAAAGAACGGTATATTTATGCGAGACAATTCTGCAATAAATTTTGGGTCGTTTTTCAGCCGCTGAGATGTCACGCGTATACTCTCTTTGTCTGCTTTTTCTTTTCGGGACAGCTCACCAGTAAGATTATTAACAGCAGTAATATGTTTAAGAGCTCTATCATATTCACTCTTGCTAAGGATTAACCTTGCGTTAGCTAAAGGTTCGCCGTTTTCATCGGTCTTATCCCAAACGTCAAACATAGAAATAAAGCTAGAATCGTCCGAGTTCTCAGCCTCAATATCATCCAAAGCCACTTCCTCATCTGTACCAATTATATTCTCTCCTTCCTCGCCTATAAGGTTAAAGTCAACCTCACCTTTGTCACTTCCTCCCTCTGTAGCTTTCACTGTACTAATGTTTTCCTTAGCAAGCCCATTAGCACCTATCCAATTTCTAGCGGCCGCAAAAGCAAGATTTTCAACGTCGTTCTTGCTAGGATCCCATCGATCAAAAAAGTTACGATAAGGATCTCCTTCTTGTTTAGCTTTAGGGCGTGTTAAATATTCCCAGATACTTGATCCAACACTTTCAAGATCATTGTCATCTTTAGCTACTTTATAATCAGGATCAAAGCTACGGTACATTTGTAAAAATCTTGGGTGTTGAGTTAATAACTTATACAGCTCCTCGTAGTTATGGTCAGAATGCCTACCTTTGATACCACGCTTAAGAGAAAAGTTACGCTTGTCTTCTTCACCTTCTGATACTTGTTTTGTCTTTCCTTCTTTTACACCCTTATCATAAGGAACTACTGGACTGGATTTACCGTCAGCTTCTTCAGGAAGATATTCAAACTTCCCTCTATGTAATACTTCCACCTCCTCTGAGGCTTCAGGCTCAACCTCCTTAGCTTGGATAGGCTTCTTTCCAAACTTTGAGAATGCTGAGCTTAAATCGATATCCGCGTCGCGGACGGCTATTGTCTTCGCCTTTCTGTCTTTACTGTCATTTAATTTCTTGAGATTCATCTTTATAAACTAGTTTATAATTATATACGAAAATTTATTCAAAGAAAGAACCGAACTCAGTCGGCTCGCCTGTGCCTCCCTCGGTACCAGCTTCAGTCTCACCTCCCATATCTTCACCTCCTAAATCCTCACCTCCTCCTTCTTCACCTCCGGAAGCGAGGTCATCTAAGCTAGATAAGGTCTCATCGAGAGATTCTCCTTGATCACCAGACTCTTTCATAGCTTCCTGTTTAGCCTCGTCAGTCGCGTCTTTCTCAAACTTACGTTTAACCGCAACATCCAGATTATCAAGCCAGGTGTTAATAGCTCCAATATTAGTGGAAGTCGAAAGCATACCACGTAAAGACTGAAGAAGGTAATAAGCCTCAGCATAAGTAGAAGCAGTAGTCAACAGATCATAGGCGGAGCTCGTAGCATCCACAAAACCGTTAACGGTCTCGATTACCTCATCAGTTTCGGAATTAGGTATTTTAGATAACTCAAATCTAAGATTGATTTTAGACAAGGAATCAATTCCAGCAACCCACTTATTTACTGCTTTATTAATGATTGACCTTACAACGGAGATTAGCTTAGCATAACGCAAGTCACCTCTAATCATAGAGGTAGCGGACTCTGATAAGGCCTGTGAGAAATCAGCGTATGACTTTGGAAAGCGTAGAGCCATAAAGAATTTGGATAAGTAGTAATCCAAATCCTGAAAATCCCCATTAGGCTGAGCTGGAACCTGCTCTACCATCTCCAGCTTACCGATCTCTTTTCTTGTGGGGAATATGGGTATCTGATCCGTGAATGTGGTATCAGTTACCATATCAATACTTTCGGCATTAATACCTTCAGCAATATCATCAAGAATCTCCTGCTGCTTATCTCCAGAGTTTTGACCTACATCAACCGTACCGAACCTAACAATACGAGAAGATTGAACGCGGAAACGCTCTATAGCTTTTTCAATGAGTGCTAAATCCTTAGCTATCCTGCCTATATTCTTAAGCTGAATACCAACTGGATTAATCTGTAACTTAGTAAGCTCTTTACCATCTTTACCCTTTACCTTTACCTCCTTAAGCATATCCTTCTCATAATAGAGAAACAGGAGTGCGTTCTTTATCTCAATACTCTCTTCAGTAGAAACTACTTGAATGGTCTTATCCTTAAGTAGGAAGAAAGACAAGGGGGTTAAGATTGGGTTAAAGTAAATTTGATTGTCAATGATATCAGTACTGTAAGCGGAATACCCCACCTTAAGTAGATCCTTAGCTGTCCATAATGCTATCTGATTTAACTCATTTCGCAATGACTCAACCTTAGCGCGAAGATTATTACCTATGCGCTTATGACAAGTGTAAATAAAAGCGTTGTCTCCAATAACGACATCGTCGGCAGTAATGTCGACGATAACGTTAATGAAGTCATTCATATACTGATCTCCCGTGGTACTATTAACGTCAGTGCCATCAGCCTTACGGCGCTTAGCATTGAGAGGTAGACCGAGGAGATTAGCTATGTTTGTTAGAAATCCTTCGTATACCATACGTTAAAAGGATTTAGGTAGGTATAGACCACTTACCAGCGCGACGGCGGGCTACCCAGTTCTCCATTTTCTGAGCAGGCTTCATTCGACGCTGCTCTACCATGGACATAGTTGACTGAGGCTTTACTACCTGAGCGCGGCGGTAAGCGAGAAAAGAGGCATTATCCTCGGCCTGAGTCTTGGGCGGTACTGTCTTAGGAGTAGGAACAACTGGAATCTCAGGAGCGGGAGCTGTTACGCCTGCTACATCTTCTGGAATAGAGTTATCGTCGGGAACGCTGTGATCTGCTGTAGCTTCAACTACAGGCTCTTCAACTACCTCTTCTACAGGTGCCGCATCTTCTACAGGTACTGCATTAGTAACTACCTCTTCTTCTACGGATTTTGCTTTCGCTTTTGCAGTCTTAGCTGCATAATAATCTGTATTTTTTGCCATAATATCGTTTAATTAAATTAATATACTACTTAAATATATAACCCCCTCATTTTACCTACTGAGGGATTTACCACATCTGCGGCAGAAAGTATAGCCAAACTGATCCATCATCGAGTAAGCACCTCTCTTGGTAACATGAGTAGAATCTACGATGAGATGTACATTACATGTCTTACTGCTAACTGAATGAATGATACCAGTATCATTATTAGCTACATACTTCTTTACCTTAAGAAAATCTAAAAAAGCCATAATATGCTAGTTTTAAAGTTGTACGTGAAGATTTGGATTATTACCCGGAAACTCACCCCACGGATAATACTGGTCATAGGGAAAGTTCCACGGGTACATGTCATCACTCTCATGCGGAATGAGAATGAAGTGAGTATCAGTGATTGCAGATACTGTCATAAGAGTATGAGCTAAATCCCATATCCTTGCCTTAACATAAAGCGTACCACCCGCTGGTCGAACCTGATCCTTAGGAATAGAAACAGTACCATCTATAGCTAATGGTGGAAAGTCTGCTGAATTACCATCTTCATCCACATACCACCACTGCTGAGGAAGAACAATCTGATGACCACTAATATCATAGCCATCAGGATTCCTTTCTGGATAAAGTAAACACTTCTGTATTCCATCCTGGAAACGGTTAGTAACCTGTACCTTAGATATGCTGAAGAGTAAACCATCAACATTCTCTAAATCAGGGAGAATAGCTGGAACCCAGACCCTATCGTCGTGAGATAAGTGCCTGGGTAAATCTGTTGTAGTACAGAACATTACGAATGGAAGTAACTGACCCTCTACTACGACAAAGTCTTTAAATAGCTGCTGTACGTAAGAAACTGCGTTAGGCTGTGAAACTAAGGCTCTTTTCCACATGGTAGTATAAGTGCGGGGATCAGTATCATCATAAACGTCATACTCAGGATTAGCAAAACGTATTTCTACATTCTGAGCAGTACCGTGAAACTGAAGACGCAAATCTCCCATCAACCGCCTAAAGCGGTTTAAATGAGAGACTCGCTCTGAAATTAGACCTTGATTTGAAATCAGATTATCCACGATAAAATATATAACCGCGGATATTATGAATCAGTGAATAGCAAGTAACTCAACATCAAAAATAAGAGTTGAGTTAGGGGGAATGGAACCTACCTGCCTGTTACCATAAGCAAGCTCTGGAGGAACTATAAGAGTTCTCTTACCACCCGCCTGCATACCAATGATACCATCATCCCAACCGCGGATTACTTTACCCTCACCAATAGGAGTAGTAAATGGTCTTCCTTTAGCTACACTTGAGTCAAAGACTTTACCATCCTCTAACCGTCCTTCATAGTGAACAGTTATGATGTCGCCCTTAACTACGGCCTCACCTTCACCTATAACTTTATCTATATACTTTAATTCAACTACCATATTAATCCTCTTTAAGATTACCCTGCCGGTCAAGACCTGCGGTAATATATGCTGTATTTTTCTTATATCCAGCTATCTTATCCAAAGCATCGTCTCCTCCTCTAACGAAAAGATGAGCTAATGAACCACGACCGTGTACAATATCAATTATCTTATTCATGATAACTAACTGGGCTTGCCAGTCAAAAGGCTTCTCATCAAAAGAAGCGACTAAATCAACCATATAACTAATATCACCGTCTGTTTCAAACGTTGATGATGAGCCATCAAAAGGATCTGATTTTAAATACTCCAAAGAAAAGTCCTGTATATAAGAGAATAAGTGATGTCTAAGTTCCTTGACTAATGTTTCATGATATACTGGAAAATCATTCTCGCAATCAAAATCAAATCTAATGAGCTTTTCTCTTAATTTATTAGTTAGTGTCTTTTCATCAAGCTTAGGATCTCCAGTCAGTGAAAACCATAGCTTAGCAGAAAGATTATATCCATCGGTATCTGTAGCCCGGAAGTCAGCCATTGGGCCACTCGTAAGGAAAGAGTTAGCTATAAACTGGGCTACATCAAACTTAATCGCTTCGACTGAATCGAGTACCCAAGTCTGAAGAAACTCCTCTCTCTTAGCATGAAGAGCTGGATCTCCTACGGAAACTAAAGCTGAACCGTAAATCTGAGGATCAATAAGTCTCCATTGCTGAGGTTTACGTTTCTCATAGTTATCATAAACAAACTTAAGCATTGACCCTGTACGCTCATTACCCACATGAGGATATTCTATACTCTTAGCGAAATCAGAAAAGGACTGATACTCTCCACTGTCAACTACCTTTCCGTCCTGAATAGCCTGCTTCTCTAAAAATCTGCGATGGTTAGCCTTCTTAATAGAGTCACGTAAAGCAGATGATGGAAAATGAGAAAGAGCTTGACTGGTATGAACGTACTTGAAAAGCAACGGAAAGTAGTCAGGATGAAATGAGCTGGCTGACTTTAACTTACTGTCTTTAATCTTTCTAAGATTCATAAATAAACGTTTTTATTTAATATATGAAAATTACATATATCCTAAAGCGCCAGTTAAGCTTCTAACAGAACGGCTTGAAACAAAATTACGTGCTCCTGAGGGAAGCTCGGAAGACTCAGCTACTGCCTCTGCTAGGAATAAACACCCTATCATAGATTGGAAAACATCATCAGTAGATCCTTTAGCCTTGATAACCTTATGCTTACGTACATCGTGAATGGCCTCTGAAATCTCCCGGTGAAGGCGCTCGCTGTATAACATTCTGAATCTACCCTCTACCAAAGTACGTAACCATAATAAGTGAAACTCATCAGACGAGTCAATAGATACGCGAGTATCGGCCAGGCCTAAGAGTGAACATAAATTCTGACGTAACATCTTAGACTGGAACTGGTCGGAACCAAAGGCGGCGATATTAACATGGTTACTTAGATCCTGAACAAACGTTTGAAACTTAGAGATATCTATCTCTGCTGGAAAAGACGGGGGCTCTATCTCCAAAGTAAAGATATGCGTATGCCTCCGTATCTTTGTCTCTTCATCGATGTGATCAGTTCGAATACAGGTTAATCCTCCTGAGTCTCCAGTAACGGATAAGTCAAGGAATAGTGAGTGAGGTCTTTCCTCATGTACTATATTCTGTATCTCTAAGTAATCCATCAACTGAACGCTATCAAGATTGGACAGGGTATAAGTGTTTCGTAGAAACCACGGATTCTCATTCTCATAATAAGATCCTCGAACTAACTCCATATTAGTAACAAGTCTTCCCTGAATCTGAGTAGGTACACCACAGAGATTCTGTAAGGCTGTAGCGATGTTTAACTGGAAAGAAGGACGTAAGTCTTCTGGAACAGATCTGAATAAGGCCTCATACTTAGACTCTAACCCTGTAAATCCTGCGCGGTCAATGAGACTCTGCTTATGCTCTGGACCAGTAATAATAGCTGGTGGGATAGTACCTGTTCCTATAAATACCTCAAACTTCTTTTTAGAATGAGCCTGTGGCTTTACCTCATAGGCAACACCTGTTAATACCTTTGCTGTCGAGATATCCTCTACTGCCTGCTTACGCTTCTCAACAAAAGCGGACTGATATGAAGCAGATGAAATGAGTATAGCAAACGCTGGGCTTCCTGTAGTAGAAGAGAAACGTGATGATTGCCTGTCTATCAGCTGCTGATACAAATCCTGTACCTGAGAGTATTCACTATCCATTCCCAATCCTGCTGCTCCTCCTGCGAAAAAGTTGGCCTCATCAATACAGTAACCTACCACATTAAGAGAGATCTGATGACCGACAGTAGAGCCAGTAACTATGTGGACGTTATCTTTTATGAAGCGTATTTCACTCTCAATCGTCTTATCGCGAGGATGATACGTTTCGAACCACCTACAATCATCGATTATATTTATTAACTGCGCATAACCTGAACGCAAAGCTTGTCTTAGAGAGATCGAGAAGTACATTAAATAGATCGGCGAGTTCTCCATTAATCCTAGGTATCTCCTAAGATTCGGCTTTGACAATAACGCGTACAATCTCCAGCAGAGGTAGTAATTAGCTACTGTAGTCTTACCTGATCCGAGAGATCCTGTAAGGATAAACTCTGAGTAATACGGGTATGGATCTATGTTATCTAGCCAAAACTGGTATAGCCCACTCTCATTACAAAATTTAGGTGAGGTTACAAACTCCTGAAAGGTTACAACATGCTCGGCAACATCTACTGGAATGAGTACGTCAAAGAGTGACTTTAGATCATCTCCTATGGGGGCGCGGGGATCGGGCACTGCGGGAATTGAATGGATTGTTTTTAATATATTTTAACTTCTCTTCTTCAGAGGAAAATGAGATACATGAAAAGACATTAGCATTTGCCCACAAAGGGGCAGTGATAATGTCTGGAGGAATAACCTTCACGTCTGATCCAGATAAGATATCACAATTACGTATTGACGGGACAGTCTGGGAGGGTATTGGCATTGGCTATACAGTATGGAATACCGTAATGATTACAAAAAGCAATTAACCCGTCATGCCGAATCTCTAAGAACAAGCACTCAGGATAACCCGTAGATTGTAGGGTCTTTATACCAGCCCGGAAAGAACCCATGAGTCCTCTATCTGATGCTAGTAAACCTTTATGTATAAGAAAGAGAGCGGCGTCATTTACCGGAAGATATGGTGGCTCCTTATACTTTGTGTAAGAAACCCACTCATCATAGATATAGTCAGGAAACATTGGCTCCTTTTCTACTTCTATATCAGTAAAGTGTGCTGCCTCTAGCATTAAACGTATCTCGTTTAATCTTCTAAACTCAAACGCAATAGGTGAATTATTTTCTAGTAACATCTATTATAATGTATTAATGTCATCCTCCTCCTCTTCTTCGGGAACAGTTGAATTATCCTGAGTATCCTCCTCATCATCCTCATCTCCAAGCTCTAGAATTAGCTCGCCTAAATCGTCATCCTCGACATCTCCCTCAAACACTAAATCATCGCCATGTAGATCCTTATTAGGGTTACCATCTGGATAATCAGTATAACTCTCTTTTATCTCTTTCATATAATGTGGAAGTAGGTCTCGTAATACCTCCTTCGATTCCTCTTCATGACGGAAGACCAGGTCTTCCGGCTTGAGCTGAGATACAAGTGCATTAAAGTACTTGGAAGGCGTAAACTTTAACCTGCGGCCAATAGGCTTGTCACTAGTGTCAGTAATACTATAGTTTTTAGGAGCCTTGGGAACTAGCTGAAACTTTCCTATCTCACGAACCTGGATAACACCACCACGTAAAAGAACACGCTGAAGTATCAGTATGAACGTGTTAACCAGTAAAGTAACCTGTATCTTAGGTAGAGCGCCTTTGCTTAAGTCACACATTAACTCAATAATATCTGACTTACGAAATACTCTATTACGCGGAATAGATAAGGTCTTTAATACCTCACTATCAGGAGTTTCCTTATATAGCCTATTCCTGCCTATCATAGCGTAATACGCTGCTTTAAGGCTATCGATACCGGATGCTCCGGTTATCTCTTTTACATACTGCCGGTATTCCTGATGTTTCTTTTTTATTTTTTCTGCAGTAGTCTGTCCTCCTTTTACTGAAAGAGCGTGCAGTTCTTCTTTTGTCTTTTTTGTTCTCATTTTAATCCTGATCTATTTTTATCATAAACTAAAATTAAATGCTTATTACGCATTGAATTAATAAAGTTCTGTAGGGTTATTCCTATACCGTCTAACTCTACGGTATCACCGTCCTTGGTTTGCCTAATCATTCCTCTCTCAGAAAGAGGGATACGTAGCGTAGTCAGGTTAATAAAAATAACCTCATACTTGTCAGTATCACCTATTGAACTGGAATCCATCTGCTGAGTTATAATCTCTTCAGCGGTATAACCTTTTATAGTACGAACGTATCCATCACTGCGAAATACCGCACTCCACGCGATCTTCTCTAAAAGATCTAGCTTGTCAGAGATAAACATACCGCGTATGTTATTATCAAACTTAATCAGCTCTGAACTAGGATCTTCAACATGATAAAACCCTTTATACGATACCGCAATACAGTTTCCATCTTTTACAAACTTACTATACTTCCTAACCAGAAGATCAATCTCATCTAAATCAACAGACGCTGTCCGCATACCTCTAAGATACCAATTAAGTCTGAATAGACAGCATTCTCTCATGTTATCCCAGACATACCGTCCCCAAGACGGACACTTAACCCAGTCAAGACCTCTACTAAAAGGACACTGATAAGCTGGGCAGGGCTGTTTCTTAGCTGATAAATACCTTACTTTCTTTACTTTTTTGCGCATAAAATATACTAGTTAACTGTTTCTGATTCTATATCAATCGGCCCTTCCTGGAGAGGGCGAATAAAATCCATAAGCCTCTGCTTATCAGCAGCTGTCATACTTCCCATAAGCTTTAACATAGCTCTCTCTTGAGGGGTAAGTGGATCAAATGAGATGTTATCCTTGGAAATCAATACCTTACGCTTTAACTCTGCTATCTCCTTAATCATGTTATAAAACTGAGTCATGTACCTCATCGTCGTATCCATGCCTATGAGATCATTATCAATCGCATTTGCTAGCGTCACATTAAACTTATCGAATAACTTAGCAAATGCTCCGCCAATCTCATCAGCCTTACTGTCTAAGATATTAATAGTCTTTAACATGGATGATGTCAAAGACATATTAACTGCGGTACTTAGTCTTGCGATCTGATCTGATGTAAGAGATGCTCCCTGCCGGAACATCTCCATGATCTGATTATCATCCTCAGAAAGATTGGTATCCTGTAATGCTATCTTGTTTTCTTCCATAATCAATTAAACTTGTTCAACGCCTTTACCATAGACCATAAAATACTGGGTGTATTCTCATCCTCTTCAATATAATCAGGAAGAGGGGTTGGCTTTATCCTGTGATATAATTTACAAATAAGATAGAGTAATTCTGCTAAATCAGCCCTATTAACTCTCTTAAACTCAAAGGAAGTAGTTCCATCTAGGAAAGACTTATACTTATTAACGGTATCCGACCATACATGGAATCCCTCATCCTCATAGTTATCTCCTTGCTCATAGGAATCTTCCATAGAACTAATGTTAGACTGAACAACTCCCTCATCTTCGTCTCTCTCACGATATCCGCCAATATCATCTAAGTAAGACTCACGCTCCCATAACCGTAGTTTATTCCCTAACTCATTGCGTATAATCGTGTAAATAAAGTTATACCCATCAAACTTAGTATCATACAAATGCTTAAGTGATAAAACAGCACCAATAGCGTGATCCTCAAGATCCTTAAAAAGATGTACCTTATTCGCATGATACTTCTCAAGGAGAGCGCGGGTTACCTTCTTCATCTCCTTATAGTGAGCCTCGGTAATCTGCTTATTATCTAGAGCTAAAAACTCTCGCAGTAATGTCTTATTAAATGTTCTCATGTAGATGACAATATCTGATAAGTAGATACCAAAACCAACCGTGTACCTATTTCAGTAGATAAAGCGGCCTGACACTCAGGTGAGTATATGTGCTTAAACAGCTGGATACCATAACGATAAAACTTTTTACCGAAATCCCCCTTCTTCTGGAGGATGTCTGAAATAACTAAATCTAAATCTAACTTAATTAGATAAATAGGATATCTCATTATAGTATCAATGAGATCCTCTATCTTGGAAGTAACTTCCGTACCCTCTGAACACCCGTAAGAAATCAGTTCCTCTAATAAAGGACGAGGCCCGGCAAGAACGGATGAACCCGCTATACGCAAACCCTCTAATAGGTTTAACGCATTACGAACATGTCCCTGACTTCGATAGGTGATCCCTATCGCGTCCTCTGTACTCAACTCAATACCCTCTTTGTTTGCGACTGAAAGGATTAAATTCTGAATATCTTCTGATGAAACTGTTCCCAAATTAAGGGTAACACAGCGTGAGGCAACTGTAGGTAATACAGATCCTGTGGTACATAATACCCAATAGAGTTTATAGGGTTTTTGAAATCCTTCTTCTAATGTTTCTAGTAAAGCGGACTGAGCTTGCTGAGAACTAAGATGAAACTCATCTAGGATAACCACATAAGGAATACTTGAAAGATATCGTAAATCGCTAAGCAATGATTTAATCTCTTCTACCTTTCCTACAGCAGATGAGTTATAATCTAAGAGATTACTGCTTGATATACAACTATCACAGTTAAGACATAGATCATCTGTTTCTCCTGAAATAAAACTTGAACAACCAATGGCTTTACCGAATAAACGAGCAAGAGTAGTCTTACCTACTCCCCACGGGCCTCGCAATATAATCCCTCTACAAGAGGGCTTATTACTGCGAGCAATATTCTTAAGAGCTGTTACTGCTACTTCTTGACCTAATACTTCACTAAACTTCTTAGGTCTATACTTTGTCATTAAACTAATATTCATACTTTTAACTATTCTTCCTTATGGCTCTCGTGTATATACTTTATCTTTTGTAGATGCGCCTTTAACTTATCTGGGCCATCTGAGAAAAGCATATCTGAAACGTCATTGTGTGGATAAGGTGTAAACAGGTATAACCTGCTAAACTTCAACACTCCTTTATACGTATCATATAGCTTATACCCTGTGGGATCATTATCTACGCATACTGTAACAATCTTACCGGACTTAAACATGTGAGCTATTGCCCTAGTACTAGAGGTCTTACCAACTACTGGAATACCTGACCCGTGCATAAAATAAGATACTGATAAAAAATCGGATACTCCTTCTGTAAGGATCACGTACTTAGCCTTAAAGTCTAGGCGAGTAATACCTATACAGCCAAATACATCTTTAGAGGTTAACCGACTTTCTTTACAACGACTATACCTAAATACCTCATCTCCCTCGAGATCGGTCTCTGTAACTAAGTAACCTGCTGGATATGGGATTGGCGTTACCTCTATTCCAGGTAACTTTATCTCCTGCGAAAGCTTATATAACTTATCCCAATGCCACATATTAAACAAGATTTAAGAATGAATCATCATTTAAAAGAGTCATACAGTATGTGCGGTGAAGCTTCTTATCCTCTGCAGATAAATCCTGAACACGTGGAACATTATATCCAACGGCCCGCAAATAACGTGATACAGACCTTAGCTGCATATTTAACGCGAATAAGGCTGACTGAAAAGACCGGTGGTTAGGAACCTCCTCAAAAGGTCTAACCAGTATAGAATATGAAGGATAATCCTTTATATTCTTAGGAATATAATCCTGATATGCTTTTAGGATAGCATAACTATCTGGACGCACCTTTATAGTTCCTCCGTAAACATTGTATTTCTGCATTGGAAGAATGTCATCTAAGTTACGAATGTTCATCCTCACGCAAGACTTTAACCGAGACTTGAGTCCCTCGATTTCCTTATGATTTAACACACGTAAAGCTTCAACGCGGTCAGCAAAAGCTGACATCCTTCTAGCATAGTTAAGAGATCCGGAAAAAATAGTCGGCTCTAAAACATCTATAAAACGTGAACTACACTTAAACAGCCGGCGACAAAGTGCGTCATACGAGGATGCTGCTCTCTTAAAGTTAACATCCTGAACCTTGTTAGCCAGCATCTGACTCATCTTATCACGTGTCAGAATCAACTCGTCAATAACAGTCATCTGTCTTTCTAGGAACTTAGACAAGTCTTTTAGATATTCCTTATGATTAGTGAGTGCTTCTTCAGTATAAAGTAATCCTACCTCTAAAGCAGCTTCTTCTTTTATTAAATTATAGAAATCACGATCTGGCTTGGACACTAGGCGTTTTGGTTGCGGGCTACTGGTAAATGTGTTTCCCGCTACCGTCTTCCTAGTTAGGAATGGGAATCTGTACCTTATCTCATATAAGACATGCTTAAAGTTGGTCATTGATGCGTATCCACCGCTATTGTCAAACGCAGTTCTGACCTTTTTCCAGAATCCTCTCTTAGCCGCGCTTTCTTTTTTATAGGACTCATTTAAAGCATTCCAACTATCTATAAAATCAGGTGAATTTATTAGATCTGTAGCACGCTTGTTTTCCATTACCCTCTTATTAAACAGCTTGTACTTATGCTTCATTGCTGGAGGAAGCTTATCTCCTTTTTTTAATGTCATTATCTTGTGATTATACCGTTACACGCGCAAAGATTATTTGCAATACCGTCAATACTGTAGACGTCTGAATACTCTGAAGTCGGGGTTACAGCTAAAACGTAATCACTAACGATCTGACTACTAGCTACCTTATATAGATAAGGATATCCGGTAAATAGCTCCTCAAGAACAAGCTCCTTAAAGAAAGAATCAGGCACTCTCTCTTCCTGTGAAAAGCCCCACTCAGCAGGAATACGCAACACCGGAACCTCTCTAACTAACTGTAACCGGTGCTCTCCAATCTCGTTATACTCAAAGTCAAGCAGATCAGCGAATATAGCCTCGCTCCCTGGATGAAGATATAACTTAAATGCGTTATTACGCACAATAAACTTATGGTAACTCTCAACACCGATATAAGCTAAATATTGCTGGAAAACGTCAACATCATCCCAAGTCTTAAAGGTAAGGTGTGGATTATGCTTCATATATCCTCTAAGAAAAGAGGCTATAACTTCTACGGGGGACTGGCGAACAATGAGAGGTATCTCAGTTATGGGGGTAGTAAATATCTCTCCGCAGCTGAATGCCCAATCTCGATCAACAGGAGTATCTGCTATCTCTCTCATGGTCGTAATACGTGGCCCGCCAACCTTCCTAAAAATAACCATCCCCGGAGATAGGCGCTCAACGGGGACTTCACGTAAAAGGTTATCGATGTAAACCATTACCAAATGATCAGATGCAGCAGTAAAAGAATAACCCTTACCTGTATCTATTCGCCACATTAGCTCGTTGCGAGCACTCAACCGAACATGCGTAAAGGTATCAAGATTAATGCCCTGAATTAACTCGTCGGGCTCTGTGTCTTTAGCTAACTCACTAACTCTATATAAACCTGTATTTGTCCAAACCCAGGTTTGTGGATGTACTTTCCCCATAAAGCGCTGTTAAATTTTTGCAAATATAGAAATAAAAATCTATTCCTTAATATTATACGAAAAACTTTTTTATAAAAAATTTCCCCCTCGGAACAATCCGAAGGGGAAACAAAACGTTAAGCACGTTTGCAATTTTGCACTATGAAAAATAATCAACTAAATCTCTTCCAAATCAATAGCTTCATCTTCACCTACTTCATCTTCGAGGCTAAGATCTTCTACGTCATCGTCAAAGTTATCATCGTCAAAGTTATCACCGTCAAGACTAAGATCCTCTACATCTTCCTCAATAACTACATCCTCTTCTACTGGGGATTCCTCAACTTTCTTCTTTGTACCAGTCAAAGCCTGCTCACCTAAAGCACGCTGAACCTCTGCTTGATTTAACTGGTTAAGTGAAACAGTTACCGCATAGGTTAAGTCAGGATATGACTCCTCTCCAACGTAATACTTAGGAGTATCTCCCTCATAAGAGCGTCTTAGGTTTACAAAAGACTGTCCCCACTTAAGAGTGATATCCACATCCTTCATCTCCTCAGGGAAAAGCTTCTCTATCTCAGTAGGAGTCGTGTTACCGGGAGTAAGAGCATCTACAATATCAGGAATGATATACGTCCTCTCACCTTCACGGATAAGAGCGTCATCCTTAATCTTCCTAGAATCACCGATACCACGCTCAAGCTTAATCAAAGTACCAATCACCTTAACTATGGCGTCATAAGGACGTTTGAATTTTCTGTTAGCAAACTCATAAGCAATACCAGGGCCGTCATCTATAATTGAAAACTTAACTGAGAAGTTATTTGAAGACACGATAATGTCCTGAGGAGTATAAATACCGTCAATCAGCTCTACGATATCACGGGCCGATTCTACTGCCGTACCAAAGAGATTATAAATGTGATACTCAATATCTGAAACCTTACGAACTGTATCCTGAGGGTTTGGGTTTTCTATTACCCTGATGTTAGGCTCTTCTCCAGAGGGAACGTCCTCTGCTACTACAGCGTCTGCGTCCTCAGTAAACACCTCATCAACCTCTACGATAGTAGGGCGGGTATTCTCTTCAGGAGTAGAAGCGGTTACTCCTAAACTCTCAGCAAGACGTTGAAGATCAGCAAGATGCTCCTGCTCATCTCCTAAGATATCCTGAACAAGATTCTCAGTTACTACATCTTTACCAGTAACAAAATCAAAGAATGACTGATAGAGATTTACCGCATTCTGCTCTGCTCCTACAAGGGTGTTAATAACGTTATCTACACTCTTATCGAGAATAGGATTATACGGAACAGTACTAGCCTCTATCCAGGTTTCAGGCTGTATAATAGTATCAACGTTACCTCCCAACTGATGGAGACGCTTGATGAGTATCCTAGCATGATCGTGTAACTCATCCCATCCGTTATGCTCTATCACATGACGGAGTTCTCCATTAGCGTGTAACCCCTGCATAAACTCTTGAACTGAGGTATACTGCCACCAAGCTACTAACTCTGAAGCAATTGCCCGTACCAACCACTCGCGTACTGCCTCTAAGTCAATCTTCTCAGAAACGTAGGTAGTCTCTAAAGCATCCTTAACATGAAGCTTATCAGCTACTGTAGAAAAGACCGGGCCTTTAGCAAATACGCTCTCAGCCTCTTTAATAAGAGAATTAACTCCTACGGCAGAATCGTACTTAAGCTCTACAGCATGAGCCCCATTTAACATGAGGATAAACTGGCGGGCGTCGCGTAAACGGTAAAACCTTACATCCTCCCTGTAACCAGGAACATGAATTGTATCCTTACGCTCCTTAACCATCTTAGCAAGAGCATCCGTTATCCCGTCGGAAAGGACTGACGCCTTATTTAACAAGTGTTTATCACCAATAGAATCACCATACTTAGGAAGTACGTCTGATGTACTAACGGATAGATCAGACCCGTCTGGATTATCTTTCTTAAGGGTCTTCTCACTTACCTTGAACTTAGTTCCCTCATCTGTAATCTCGGGGGTAGCGATGATGTTACCCTTATAATTAAGAGTAAGAAGTCCTTTCTCATCTATTCCCCAATCGAAATCCTTAGCATCTAAACCAAGATGCTGCGCCATATTACGGATATCAATGAGGACGCACTGCTGTACCCAAGTACCGGGAAGGTTAGATCCTATATTAATATCTCCTTTAGCTACCTGATTGAATACATCTGGATCACCTAGGTTACCACAGTGGTCAGATACACGTGAATCAGAAGCGGGTTCCTCAGAGGATTCTCCATCTTCACCACCTTCTTCAGCTTCGAGATCTTCAACTTCCTCTGACTCCTCTTCAGGGGTTTCAGCTTTAGATTCCTCAGGCTCATTCTCAGCCATCTTTTCTTTAACCATGTCCGGTACTGATATACCCTTATTAACCGCGTTCATAAAACCCTGATGCATTCTAAGTACTTCTTTGGAAAGAGCTCCCCAATTAGGGCGATCATCTTTTACCTTAAGAGAATCTGACTCAGCGTAATACTGAGTATCATCTTCCTCTTCACCTTCTCCAGTACTAAGGTCTTCAACAGACTCTTCCTCAACTACAGCCTCTCCTTCTCCCTCGGGAACAGGAGCGGCTTCTTCTGGAGCTACTGCTTTGTAGATTTCACTTAAACTTTCAGCTACCTCAGCTTCACCACTTGCTTCAGCCTCAACCTGTGCAGCCTCTAAAGCTTCGAGACGACCTAACTGCTCAGCCTCACGCGCTGTCAACTCATCAACCTGAGCCACCTTTTCACGGAGCATGGCGCGTAATTCTTCCTTCTCCATATCGTTATTCTCAAGGAAGTCATTGAGCTCACCTGTTAATCTAGCAGCAGCTTCAGCCAACCCATCTCGCTCAGCGAGTAACTCCTTAGCTATTTTCTCTGCTACAACCTTACGAGACTCTGCTTCCTTAAGCTTATTAGTCAGCATGATCTGCTTTTGTTTAGCTACATGCTTCGCATTTCGCGCCTTCTGCTTACGCTGTTTAGCTGTACGCCCTAACAAAGACCTAAGAGCATTATATGCTCCTTTGAATGGGGCTGGAACGTTCTCATCTGCATATAAGTCCTCGATAAAATCATCCTGCGCATCATCTGATACGCGTGAATCACTGACTAGTTCCTTAACACGGGCTAATGCCTCATCTCCTTTTCCATTAAGGAGCATCTCATAAATCTGCATCTTAATTTAAATTAATTATACAACTAAATAAATATATAACCCCGGTTTGCTAGCGTGCCCTTAATAATACGATTATACCCTCAGTAAATAGATACAAAGAGTTTGATTGTATTACATATTTAAATCCTTCTCCAGCTGAAAAGGCGTTTAATAATACCTTAATAGAAAAGGTACCTGACCATTGGGTATAGTGTGGTGGAATAGTAATCGAAGACTTAAAAGCGTTTCCTGCTTTAGATCTTGATTCTATGTCCATAAATGTACCCTTAAAAGATAACCTAACGTCATTACCATAGAATGAAAAGATATTCAGACTCTTAAGAATGGGGATGAGTTCGGTATGTGGAAAATCCTGCTTACCCTCAACTGAAAAGCTATCCATAAAGATATTTCCAATATAACTTCCAGTATCTGTAGTAACAGGTAGGTAAACACGTGAGTTGTTGTTTCTAAGTAATAACATAGTCCTACCTCCTTCGGAGAAGGTGCCATACTGTAAACTATCTTTTCCCATAGTAAACAGTATCCTCAAATGACTCTCTGATAAGACTCCTGAAAATCCAGGCTTAAATGGACTACGACACCTTACCGACATCGCTATTGACCTAAGATAACTGTATCCCTTACAAACGATTAAGTGAGGACTATACGTGAGTCCCTTAATCTTAGATATACTAGCGTAATCCTCCTGGAGGATTGGGATGTTAACTGACTGAAGCTCGACTGCCTTAGGAAAACTGGCCTTATAAGTCTCAGCTGTATATGGAAGAGTATCAGCCGGATAGAATATCCCGTGGATATTACAGCCAAACGGATCCGACTGTAATACTACCACCTGATCCGAAAGCTTTACTAACTCACTAAATACATTAAAATCTACCCAGATTTTTCCAAACTCGGTGAAATCTCCAGATGCTACCTTAGTCTCGAAGGCTACATTGATACCACAATAACGGATATAGACGCCATAAGCATTTCCAGTAATGAAAACAGACTTACCGATATCCTCACTCGCCAACTTAACCTGAGAGCTAACCATACCTAGATACTCAGTAACTAGCGACTTGTCTAACTCAACTGTCATACGAATGAACGGATATAAGCTAAAACATCCGCATTATCCGTAACGGACATCAATACCTTATCGAACTCCATCTCTGATGAAGCTGCTCCCTTAAGTCTTTCTGCTATCTCAGCATAAACCTTTGGAAGATCTTTAAGAGCTGAATCATAGTACTTTAACACATCTACTCCAGCACTGCTACGGAATAGCATATCATACTCCCTAGAGGATTTTAATAGAGAGGTCACGGAAATGGTAAACCTGCCATCAACAAACTCTAACGCCGTGACATTAATATGATTACGGTAATCATCACGGGTTATCCTTGAAAGTGATCCAGGACGAATAACGGTAATACCGTTATGCTCTAATGGGTCATACTCAATATGGTCATGCCCCAACACTAGAACAGACCCCTCTGCTCCCTTAGGGAGATCGTTATATCCACAGCTCCATACAGGGTCGTCATCATAATTGAAATACTTATGAGCCAAACATAACTGAATACCCGCATTCTCTACGGGAAGACCTGGGCGTAGTGAAAATCCCTCAAAGAAGATAGGCTTATCCAATAACTCAACCACACCAGACTTGATTAATAATCCAAGTGAGGTATAATCAGAACGCTCATAAGACCCGTAAGATAAATCATGGTTACCGTAGATAACATACATCTTTGTCTTCAGCCTATTCCTAATCAAATCTACTAGGGAAGACTTAACTATATCAGGAACAGTAGATGAATGGAACATGTCCCCGGCGTGAAGAAGGACTGCTCCTGTCTCATTACACATATCAATTACCTCAGCTATCTTAGCTAAACAATCATCTAAGAAAGAACCTGTACGGTTACTCATCTTAAGAGCTAAATGTGTGTCTGTTATAATAATGAATCTCATACCTTAACTGCTTTACCGTCATCTAGATAATAAACTGTATCAACACTCTCAGGGAGAATGCGCTCGTCATGACTTACTAAAAGCAAATCAAAGCTAAGGCTGTTACAGAAAACACGGATGAAGTCTATAAACCGTACTATTGCCTCACTATCCAATTGAGTAAATGCCTCATCTGCAATGAGAAAAGGTCTTGCCCCCAAACGAGACATGAGGAAGATACGAAAGATTAAACTAACCACAGCTAGATAACCTCCGCCATTCCCATTAACCAAATCCGTATCTCCTTCAGGGGTTTTAACTACAAAACGCGCATCCTCTTCTACAAATACTAACTCACACTCATGCAAGAAGATAGCTCTCAAAGCCATATTGCTAATATTAACGGCCTCCTCCATTGCGGTAATAGAAAGCAAGGGGATTAACTTTGCTAATACCTCGCCACTCTCTTTCACGAGAATCCGCTCTGTTACTCCCTTATCCCAAAACTCTTGCTGAGTACATCCCTGCTTAAAAAGAGATTGCTCCTGGATAAGAAGTTCCTGATGTGCCTTATAATAAGCAGACAACCTATCCCTCAACTGCGGACTCATACGCCTTTATCTTATCGCTTAACTCTGCCTCTAAAGCTGCTTTCTTATCAGTCGCCTCCTGGAGAAGCTGAGATACTGTAGTAGCTGTTACCTCACTAGGAACTAACCCTAACTCCGTGCATAACTCTGCTACCCTCTTTGATGTTGCTGCCTGACGCTCTTCAAGAGCCGCAAGCTTCTTCTGATAATTTAATCTGATCTGTTCGATATCCATATACTTTACTTTACTAACTGTGTTCCACATATAGGACATACTGCCTTATCTATGCAAGACACGATATGATCCATATTCTCTAACTCTGTTACTGATTGCTCTAATAACCCTGATAACTCTACTACACTCTTCTGCTGAATAGAAATACTACTCAACCTCTCACTAAGAGAAACAATCTCCTCCAAAGGTTTCGTATTTTCAATTCTCTGACCCAAAATGAAACCCAATTCACTTAATAATGAAAACCTATGTCGAATAGGAATTAACGCGTCTAGGGTCACGAGAATGGCCCTAGCATAATCTGCTGATTGGTCACTCATATTCAAACGCGATAACTTACGTAAAAGATCATAGCGGTTTGACGCCTCTAAGCAAGCTGTTGCCTGGGCTATGATCATACTTAACTCTGTATAGTCATCCTCATAAGAGGTAAGTAGGTCTATCTCTGTTTGAAGGGTAATAAGATCTGAAAGCCTTTTCTCTTGAGTGTTAATCTTTAGCTCCAAAGACTTAACATCCTCTATATCCTCAAACAGCTTTAACTTCTCACGGGTAGCACTTAAACTTTCCTTGGTATTATTAATAAGAGTTTCTAAGGCATTTAGCTCACCGTTAAGCTCTAAACCACGGCTACGTATTTTAGATCTTACCGTATTCGTAGTAACTAAAGCCTTACCTGCTCCGAGAAGTTCGACGATCCTTTTATTGGAATACTGTACCATAAGAGGAGGAGAGAACTGATCCATATAATTAAGGGATAACTTCTCTACCCCAGACTCAATCTGCCTAAAGTTATGTAATGCTGCTACCTCAGGTGGAACATCTCTACCTACCTTAGAAAAGGTTTGAACAGTATCCCCTACCTTAACCTTCATTACTGGACTACCCGCTAACTCTTTAACTACCTGAATAATCCCTTCTGGATAACCTATCTTTACAGAACAAGACTTCTCTCCAAAAGTAATACAGCCTTTCCTAAACCGGTTATTAACGGCTGCATCTATCGCTTTCAGAAAGGACGACTTACCCGAATTAGATGGGCCTTTGAGAAGGGTTAACCCTGAGACATCTAACTTGATATCCCTAGCCGCCTGGTAATTCTTTACGTGCAAACGAATCATACTCCGGTACTGCCGAATCCTCCTGCACCACGTTCAGTGGTCTTACTATAAAGCTCTTCAAGACTGCTAGCTACCTCAATCCCCTCATAAGAAACGGGGAGTAATACAAACTGAGCTATCTTCATTCCACCTGTCAAATGCACGGAAAATGGGCCGAGATTAATAAGATGGATATGAACTTCACCCTGATAATCCTCATCCACAGTAGCTGCTCCTAGGATTACTACACCCTCAAAAGCGTTGTCCTTAGCCTTACCTCTACACTCCGTTTGAGCCATCTTAGAGGTAACTACTCCAGATTTATTTGTTGCATACAGCATATATCCTACAGGAATGTCCACATGTATTCCGGACGGAATAAGAATATCATGACCAGGCATAAGAACCTGATCAAATCCTTCAGGAATATAGAAATCAATTCCTGCTGACTTTGCTGTACCCCTTGTTGGGGTCTTTACTTCTTTTACTTTTGCTATCTTCATTACTAATATTCTGTTTCAAAATTAAACCATTGCTTTAAATAACTCCTCCACCTAGGAGGAACGGTGACTGCTTTAAAAGAATTACCGTCATCCATAGGATAACGTAACTCTCCAGTTGATGGACACCATCCAAAACCGTCATCAAGCAAAAGCTTTATCACACTGCGGTAAAGCCATAATGAATCCTCTACCTCAGTGGAAATACTCCCGTTATTAATAGCGGCTATCTTTAAGTAATCCATATAGTTATCCAGAGCCCCGAGATAAGCTACTAAGTCTACAGCCGAATCACGCTTATAAGTATACGCCTGACGGGATAACTTTAACGCGGCCATAGCAATGTACATCCTATCCGGGGTTACTCTTTGATCCTGCATATCACTAGGAAGAGAGGCATTATAAAACTCGGTCATTTTATTAACCGAATCAATAAACGGGCCGTAAGCCCTAGTACGCTCCTCAGAGCGATCATCAACTATCTCACTAGCCTCCTGTAAGATAGATTTCTTAATCTTCGTTTTCGCCATTGTACTCCTTTAAAAGTTTACTTACTAATTCAAATGTGCTATCATCTATGTTGTAAAGATCTACCTTACGAATCTGAATACCACTACTCTCATAACCCTTAATAAACATCCGCATCTTTCCGGGTGGTTTATAAATAATACCTGCGGCACAAGCATCATCAATAGCTGCTATCCTCTCATCTATACCGCGGCCGAAATATAACTTGGTTGTTACCTTAGCTGGGGCACAGAACTTATTCTTCTCTGTCTCAAGGCGTAAGGTTACTCCTACGATAGACTCTCCATCCTGGGATTTTATCTTTCCACCCGGTGATACCCGCATTACAACAGACGGGCCGTGTGAAATATCAAATGAACCAGCCATCTTAAGATTATCCGTAGAAATAGTAGTACGTGACGCATACGGATCCATGCTAACGTTTGCGCGCGCGTGCATGACAAGAAAAGCGGCTATACCTGAATCAAAGCAGGTATTCCGCAGTAGCTTAAAGATTGGCCCTTCCTGCTGAGCTCTGCTCATAGGACGCTTATCTAAAATGGACTTGTCTTTATCTTTATCGATCGCCTCCTCTAAATCAGTCCATGAATCTATTACAATGAAACTGATTCCCATATTTGGAAGAACGTTGATTAACTCTTCAAGCTCGTCAAAAGACTTTAAACCTTGAAGAATATGCAAAGAGCCTGAATCGACAAACTCTTTAATGCCAAAACATTCCTGCTGAAAAGTATTCAGAGTCTTTTCCACATCTACAAAAACCCCAGTCATCCCCTGAGAAAGAAGAGACCGGATTACCTGTAAGAATATGGATGACTTACCTGAACCGGCTATCCCCCAAGCGGAATAGACTGCCCCTAGATGAACGCCTCGCCACAAATCGTTGATGATTGTAGGCTCAATTGTTACCTGGGTTAACTCCTTCTCTTTAGAGAATTTAGCGAGTACCTCAGTATAAGTTAACTTTTTTGCCATGACTAATGTAGATTTAAAAAAACCTACCCGTCGACTGCATTAATGTAGAATGATGCAATGAGTATGTCGACGGGTAGGAGCTATCAAGAATAACAAGAAATTTAAAACGGCTCATCAAACTCATCGAAATCTGCCGAGGCCGCAGCTGCTGGAGGAGTAGGAGTACTTGCGGCAGGCTGTACCTGAACGGGTTTTGATTGAGCTAAAGGACGAGGTGTGGCAGCAGGAGCTGGTGCAGTAGCCGGAGCAGGTGACTCCAAAGTACGTGGAGGTGTTACGGCCCGTGGGCCGGCTAACGACTCTCCAAGACTACGGTCACTCTCAGCGCGACTTACCATATCCAGATATACCTTAAACGGACGGGCAATGGACCGGGCAAGCTGCTCACTAATAGCGTCAAAAGTAAACGCTGAGGCTACCTCCTCTATCTGAGCTGCAATACCTTCATCTATCGGCTTATTAGACGGAGTTACCTTTATCGTGCTGTACTGACCCTTATCATCCTTGGTAACCATTACCGTGGTAAAGGATCCAGCCTCTTCAGCTGCAGTACAAAAATCATTATACGCTCCGGAACTTAATCGGAGATACTCTACAGTAACTGCCGGACTTACTACGTTCCCACGCGCGTCCGTCGTAAGACGTAAACAAGGGGCATAGTAATAAAGCCGCGGCTCTAACCCATGCTCAAGAGCTTCCTGCTGAGAACAATAAAAGTTACCTATCGGCTCTTGAGAAAAGAATGTACTTGCTGCAAAGAACTCATCACCGATCAACTTAACTCGACCAACTGTACCCTCTGCAACGTCAACGCGTCTCAAAAAATCGGCTGAGATAGCGCGTTCTCCTACCTTAACTCTCTGTAAAACAGTGTTTGTTTCCATTTAAAACTAAAATATAATTAATTAATATTGAATTATCTAAATACCGCACTATCACGCATAGCGTATAATGTTCGGTTTAAAGTGCTTAAATCCCCTGAGAGTTCAGTGAGCCTCCCATTACGCTTAACGAGAGCCTGCTCACGAGACTTTACGTGTATCCTTGAAGCAGGGCCAACCTGCTGTAGATCAATCTCATACAACTTATTAGAAGCTACCATTAACTTAGAACGAAGAGTAAGGATTAAATGCTCAAGAGTAAGAGCGGCCTTAGTAGCTTCCGCGCTTCCGCGATACCCATAAATCTGATTTGCAACAGAGTCAATCTCCGTGTAAATGTTATCAAACTCTTGATCTTCAAGAGCATGAGCTTCTCTTAATTGATCTACTATCTCTACTGTCATATTAACTTAACTACCGATCCTGGCTTAGTATCATCAAGTATAACTAACCTGTTAGGTGATACCTCAGGAAGATTATAATTATTATCCGCTGTAGAAGCATTATAGCAAATACCGTAGAAACTATACCTTGGTACCAAGGGCTGAAGTTGAGTAAATGTTCCGGGACAATTCTGTGAGGCCATTAACCATGGGAACTGAGTATTCTCTAAATAGATACGCCCACTAATTGTACTGATATCCTTTACAGTATTATCCAGTGCCTGATAGATATGCGTATGAAACTGATCAAAAGCTGCATCATACAGAGCATCCATGAACTCAAAAATATTATCTGACATAACAAACGCCTGAGCGTACGCCTCTACTACAGCGGAAAACTTACTGAGCTTCTTATGCTTAATGACTCTATCCTCCAAAGAGGTTATAAAATCCTCTACGTTATCTGGGTAATATTCGAGTAGCTGGCTGTATGTCTTAACCTCGAACAAACCCTTATACGATGCTGGGATGATTAATCCTAAAACCTTAGTATTAACATCTACCTTCTTGGGAGGATCATAGATCGACCCAACTATTCCAGAGTAGGCTGATGGGATAGATAAACATAAACATAGACTCACGAGACTTGTGAGATACTGAATGGTTACTTTATTATAAGCAAGACATTCGAGTATACCTATGTCACGAACGCGGATTAAAATCCGTGAATTATTTGGAAGCTTACTTAAAAAGATAATAAAATCGTACTGCTTAATCTTAAACAGATCAACATCTAATACCCACAAGTATCCACCATCAACCTCTGGGAATATACTCGCGTCAAACGAGCTGTACTCATATATCTTTCCGACTTCCATTTACTTGAATAATGTTAAGTAAAACGCAATAAACTCGAGAGCGGTCAACTCTCTATTATTATACGAAAAACTCTTATACACTTGAACCGCTTCATGCCAATTAGACATGATCTTCTGCCCTAGCTTATTACGCATCTTTTTCCAGTAAACTGTATCCTCACTGAAAACCTTGTATAACATCGTAAGAACTGAGGCCTGTAATGAGGACTGTGGTCGTACCTCGGACAAATCTAAGTACCTTGAAACAAATGAGTATGCCCCTATACACGAACACATCTCACTAAACGCTGGGTCTGACTCTGAAAAATGCTGATACTCACCTGTATCCAAATAAGAGTTTAGATTATCTATTGAATAATCTGGTCTCTCAGCTCCGGGCATCCATTTAATCTTACGCTCTTTAAAGTAAACCGAACGATATGCGAGAACTAAATCTGCAATATCAATAGGCTCTAGCTTATAGTGAAACAACACTTTGGAAAAGACGACGTAATGAATTGATCCAAAATCCTCTAGAGTAATCATCTGCTGTGGATGATTTAGATCCTGCTGAAGAATAAACGGAACTCCTAGAACTACGGCCTCGTCAAGAGACTCTACCCTCCTAAGAGTAGGATAAAGCTTCTGGAAAAAGCTTATATACTCAAGCGGAACATTAAAGACCTCATGAGGAAATAATACCTTAGCCTTAGCCTCTCCAGGTGTGAAAGTGTGTACAGGAAGAAATCTCTTATCCTTTGACATACTGTGCTACTCCTACACAAAACGATATTAACCTTGGACTTCTCACCTCACTCAGTGATAGATAATCATGCGCTGATAATCCACCTAGAAGACGCTGAGCGTCGGAATATGTCTTACTGCTCTTAAGATACTGATCTAAATCCATAACTGGGTTTACAAAAGAGGTTAACTTCTCCTTAACTGAAGAGGTGATAAACTGAAATAACTTCGGATCTGTAACATCCTTACTAGAATAAACAGATATAGTATCATACATAGACAGATACTTGTAGGTGATATGCTTATCCTCTAAGGAAAATGCGGCGTAATCTCCTACCACTACCTC